CTTCTTGGTCGGGCCAACAAGGTCCGCTTTCAGTTGCCTGTCCTGCGGGATAGCGGCTGTCTTAAGCCAATCCCGCATCGCGCCCCACATCTCAGCCCGTTTGTTACCCCACATAATGGAGTTCTTGGCTTTCCAGCCAAAATTAACACCTCGTACCTTATACCGCTGTTCGTTCAGTCGGTCAAGGACGCCGTAGCCCAGCCCGCCTTCGTCGATCACCGTCAGCGTCGGGTGGTACTGTTCGATAGCCTCGATGACGTGCCCGACGGTTGTCATGGTGTCATCACCCGAGTAGCGTTTGATTGCCACGATGTCGCGGCCTTGGCGCACTATGATGACAGTCGAGTCAGCGCCGCCGCGCGCCGGGTCAACGCCAATTACGATGGGCGCTGTCATGTCTTTGTGCTTGTCGCGCCGCATGGCATCGTCTACCATGTGCCCCGTGATAAACTGGTCGTCGCCGGCGGACGGAAACTCGCCGTACACCTCAACCTTGGCCTGCGACGAGTCTTCGCCGTATTCCGCGATAATCTGCGCGTAGACGTTCTTGTCGGTGTCCTCAACCGTGCGCGAGTCAACCGACATCGTGTCCCAGAAATCGCGCTTGGCGTTGAACGTCTCGAAAAAGTACCCGTGGTTGCGGCGGGGGTTGGAGAACGCCAGCCAATAGCGGTGCAGCACATTTTCCGTAAAGAAGCCCGCGCCCACTGACCAGATAGGGTCGGGGATACCGCTGGCCTCGTCAAAGATCAGCATCATGCCGTCGTGGTTATGCACCCCGGCGTAGCTGTCAGGGTTTTCCTCCGACCACAGTTTGCCTTCGGCGGCCCAGTAGCGCGTTCCCTTCTTCAGGTCGCGTTCAACCAACTCGCATACCCATTTGGCCGGCACCAGTTTGGTTGCGCTGATTTCCCACCAGTGCCCGTTGACGATCATCGCCGCCCACTTGGTCAACTCGCCCCAAGTTACCGAGCGCAACTGCGCTTCAGAATTGGCCGACACGATGACGGTTGAGCCGATCTGCGTGGACAGCATCCACAACACCAACCAGCTTACCAGCGCCGACTTGCCAATACCACGCCCTGACGACACCGCCATGCGCAGTGTGTCCATGTTGACCTTGCCGTCATTGTCCTTGATGTGCTTGGCAATGCGCCGCAACACTTTGCGTTGCCAGGTGCGCGGGCCTTTGAAATGCGCCAACGGTGTGTTGGGCTGCCCCCACGGAAACGCAAACAGGACAAACGCTTCAGGGTTGCGCGCTATCTCTGGAGACCAGATTTGCGTCATCAACTGTTGTTCGCCTGCTGGATCGTAGATCGGCATCTGCGCCATAAGTCAGTTCCTGTAAAGGCTCATGTTCAATAGTCTTAACACGGGCGTGTGCATCTGCCAACGCCTGCGTGATGGAGATGGACGTGTGGTTGTCCACCGTGATGTGCTGCTTGGCCACCCAGTCAGCGCGGTGCTTAAGATAGTCAAGCGCCACTTTGGCGTCGCCCGCGGCGATGGCATCTTGGATAGTGTTGGCAGCGGCGTACTCAGCGTCGGCGTAGCCCCAGCCTGCGGCTTCTTCTGCAACGGGGTCCATCTCGCACAGGCGTCGGTACTCGATAGGCGACAGCCCGGCAACGCGCGCCAGCGTGTCGCCCTTGAGTCCTTTGCGCGCCGCGTTGTAGATGCGCCGCAGTACGTCTTCGCTGGCGCGGATGTTGCGGACGGACAGGGGTAGACTTTCAAAAGCCATTTGCGGTCCTGGGTAGTCAAAATAGTTGGTAGTCATTTTGATGTAAGCCGCATTATACGCGAGCCAATTTCTAAATCAATCCCTACGCTATACGCCGCGAAGGCAGTTTTTTGCAAATGACTACCGCGACTATTGACTACCATTTTCAAAAAATAAAAAAAATTCTTGTAGACCCTCCGCAAACTTGGCTGGCCGGCCGCGGGCCCTGTGCCCCGTCCAAATCCCACATTTGGGATGGTGACATGTTAGCCTGTTGCCAGCAACATGTTGGCACAATTCTTGCTAGACAGGTCAGTCGGTGCAGACTGACATGTCACCGCGTGCAGACTGACATGTCACGGTCCCGGTTTTTGGTTTTGGGTTTCAGTTTTGGGATTGTGCCAGCCGGGGTTGCGTCTCAAATTTTGAGACGCGGGGAGAGACATCACGCGGGGAGAGGGTGCGGCGCCGGATTGGATGCGCCCGGTGGTAGTCATTAGTCATGGTAGTCATTTTGCTTTTGGAGCCGCCTAGGGGGAACGTATCATAACGGAAGCGAAACGTTTTTTAGGTTGGCTCTTTATATATACTTAAAAAAGACTACCAGACTACCGCATCCCAACCGCCCGAAATCGTTGCGCTTTTCGGTAGTCACCCTTCGACTATTTTTCGACTACAAAAACGACTACCGCACCACACTCTCGCCACAATCCCACGTCGTGAGACGCATTAGACTTTAGTCGTAAGTATTTTTACGCGCTTGCGCGCATCCGCGCGCTGTGGCAATCTCTAATCACGGTCAAGCGAGACCGGATGCAAACAGGACAAGACACAATGACAAAGACACTTTATAGCGTGATTTGCCAATTTACAGGCGAGCTGATCGACCAACACGACGACCGCCGCGATGCAATCAAAGCCTGCGACGACTACAACGACCTTGCTGGCTATGATCAATATGTCGTCGTCAAATCAACCCGCCGCGACTAACCCACCACAACCAAACAGGATAGGACAAGATAATGAAAAACGTCACCATTTACAAAACCGACCAATTCAAACTGATCAGCCATGGCAACGGTTGGGCGTACACGTTCATCGACCTTGACCACATGCGCTCGATTTGGCTGCAAGACAGCGACGCCAGCGCTTTCATTTATGATCTGGACACCGCGCAAGACGCCAACCCTCACGCCACCATCAACGCGGCGCTGACCTATATGTGGCGCCTCTATGACGATTTGGCCGAACCGATGGTCGAACCGAAAAACTGGCCGTTGATTGTTAGCTATTCTGAGATGGTGCGCGCATGACACAAGACCAGCTCGCCGCCCTGATCATTTTTGGACCGTTCTTAACCGCCGCCGCCGTGCTTGGCATCGCGCTCCACATTAAAGGAAACTGAACCATGACCGACAACAATCAAAACGATTTGTACGCCGCCGCCCGCCACGCAATCAACGCCAATCAAGCATGCCTCATTTTTGAGGGCGCCCGCGTCGCCGCAAAAATTACGTTGAAATACACTGACGCGCGCTGCACCGCATATCTTTGGATACAAGGCACGGGTATCAGCAAAGGGCACGCGGGCGGCGGCGGGTATGACCGTTCAAGCGCCGCCCTGCGCAAAGCGGCGCTAGCGGCGCCGCCCTGTGAATACGCGGGTATTGACGGCTATCAAGCGCGCCGCGACCGCATTGTGGCGGCGCTTGACCATGACGACGGTCACCGTTGGCATGATCATTTATTCAACGCGGGCTTTACCGTTGAATACGCACTGTAACGCTATTGCGACACGGCGGCGCTTGCGGGCGCCGCCCAGTGGCAATATCGCCAAACATGAGAGGAAAGTATAATGACCACCACCACCACCACCACCACCACCACCACCACCACCACCATCATCATCCGCAACGATTTGTTGCGCGCCGCCGCAATGTTTGCATCGACAGAACAATATCGTTTCTATTTGTGCGGCGTGTACGTTGAAAGCATTGGCGAGCGCCTGCGCCTTGTCTCGACCGACGGTAAAGTATTATTCGCGGCGCAGGTCGAGATAGGCGCCCATGAGCCCATAAAGGTCATTATTCCGCTCGACCTGATCAAGCGCCTACCCGCCACCAAGAAAAAATTTGATCATATTGACCTAGTGGTTGAGGGTAACAAAATCGCGCTAACCTATATGGGCACGACTATCAGCGCCGACGCTATTGACGGCGCTTTTCCTGACTACCGGCGCATTGTACCTAACGAATTATCGTATGAAACGGCGCACTATGACGCCGACCAAGTGGCGCTATTTGGCAAAGCGGCGCGCCTCATGGGCACTAGCGAGCGCCCGCATGTGTTCAACAATGGCGGCGCGCCCGCTATTGTGCGCATTGTGCCCGCCGCGCACATGCCGCGCGTTAACATGTTCGGGCTTGTTATGCCGCTCGTATCATCGCAAATTGACGTCACCGCGCCTTATAGCTCATGGGTGCACCACACCAACTAAAACACAGTGCAAGCCGTGCCGCCGCCTGTCGGCGGCACCACTGGCACAGTGCCAAATATGAGAGGAAAAAACCATGCCTATTAAGGTCAGCGAATATTATAGCATTGTTACGCCGCAAAGCGTTGAAAACGGCGATTACGCCGAAACGGGCACGCTAGACACGGGCGCGCTATACACGTTTAAAGAGCTTGTCGACTATATCGAGCGGATAGGCTTTATTCATGCAAGCATGTACCCAATACGAAACGCGGATGACGCGGCGCTTGCATGGGTTGAAACCGACGGCGACGAGAGCTATCACACCGGCGCGCGCACATATCGCACGCTGCACCTCGACCGTGACCAACCCGCGCGGTATGCTAAATATTGGCACAAAGCGCTCAAATTAGCGGGGGTAATAAAGTGAGCTTTACACTTGTTAACCCTTGGACCGATAAAGAGCACAAGCGCCTGATCGAGCTTGTTAACACCGGCGCCACAGCGCGCGTCATCGCGGCCATGATGGGCCGGTCTCGCAGCGCCGTTATAGGGCGGTGTCATCGTAACGGTATCGCGCTCATGACGCCGGTGCACAACACCAAGCGCGCCACAGCGGTCTATAAACCGCGCAAGGCGCGCGTAGAGAAGGTCAGCACAATAGGGCTGCACCGGATCAGCACAAGCACACCTAAGCCGCCAGAGCCGCCGCGAGAGCCGCGCGGCGCGCCGGACCCTACCATCGCCAGCACAACACTAAGCGCCAGCACCTGGCGCCAGTGTAAGGCGGTCATAGGGCCGGTGACAAGCGACAGCGCCTTGTGCGGCGCCCCGGTGCACGCTAAAAGCTTTTGCCGATACCATCACGCACGCTATTATAAGAGGGATGAGAGATGACTGACGACGAGAAACGAAAAGAGATAATCGAACACATTAACGCAACCTACAAACCACCAGAGGACGGCTGGCTGCGCGCTTTTTTCCTATCGCAAGTGAAACGCGCCACCCCGACCGAGCTTAACAACATGCTAAACGTAGTTCGGAGCAAAAACGATGCACGATGACGACAGGCGCGCCTTGGCGCAGATCAGCATCCTTTACGCCGCCGTCACAATCCTTATAGCATTGCTTTTGAGCGGGTGCACGGTCACAATCAAGCAAGGCGGCACGCCGCCGGTCGATCCGCTTACCCGCAAGTACTATCCAACATTGGAGGCAAACCCATGACCAAGAAAACACCCGCCTGGACCCGTAGCGAGGGCAAAAACCCCAAAGGCGGCCTGAACGCCAAGGGCCGCGCGTCATACCACGCCGAGACCGGCGGCACGCTAAAGGCACCCGTCAAGAGCGGCGACAACCCGCGCCGGGCGTCATTCCTTGCCCGCATGGGCGGCATGGAGGGGCCAGAGCACAAGCCTAACGGCGAACCAACGCGCCTGTTGAAATCATTGCAGGCATGGGGCGCAAGCTCCAAGGCAGACGCAAAGGCCAAAGCGAAAGCAATCAGCACCCGCAACAAGAAGGACAAGTGACCATGACAAACGAACCGCCGATTGACACCCGCGCCACCACCCACGGCGACTATGCCAACAGCGCGCAAGTCTCGCAGCACCTTAAAACGACCATTCGCAACGCGCACAACTGGCACCGGCTATCGAACGACAAGCGCGAGGCACTCGACCTGATCATGACCAAAATCTCGCGCATCATGTCAGGCGAGCCTAACGAGCCCGACCATTGGCTGGACATCGAGGGCTATGCCAAGCTGGCGCGCGAGCGCGTCACAGAGACCAGCGCAGCCCGCGAGGCGCGCATGGAGGCCAGCGGCCACCGGGTGATCCCGACCGTGCTGGTCAAGCCATGGGATAAAAAGTCATGAAAGATCGCAACGATGACCTAACGCCCGACCTGTTCGAGCCGGTGCCAGAGTTCGAGGGCATCTCGTATACCTTGTACGCCGACCACGAGCGCGAGATAATCAACCTTGTGGCGCACCGTAACAACGCCGCGTTGGTGCTCTACGACCAAGAGGCGCGCGACTTCTGGCACGATTACGTCGCCGAGCTAAAGATCAACGGGTTCAACGCTGATGACGCGCTGGCAACCATGTGGGAGCAATACGATGAACTATAACGAGCTGTGCGACATCGCCGACCAAATGACAGATACAGCGGCCAAGATGGCCGACCTTGCCAGTATGCTGCGCGCTATGGTGATGGAAGGCGTGCAAGAAAAGATCGATTGGGAGAAGCTGGAGGCGCAGATCGCCAACGAGCTGGCGCAACTGGAAGGTAAAGAGTGATGCACGCTTTTATAATCGAGGCGGTCTGTTTGATTTTTGTTGCGGTGATGCTCGACATCATCTAAGGGTCGATCAGAAACAGTAAAGGACAAACGCTAATGCAACACTCTAATATCGTCGGCGGATCGACCGCCAAGCGCGTGATCAACTGCCCCGGCTCGGTCGGGTTGGTCAACAAGGTTCCACCTAAAGGCAGCTCGGATTACGCTAACGAAGGCACTATGCTGCACCAGGCGATGGCCGAATACTGGGAAAGCAACAGCTATAAACCCGAGACGTTTATCGGGTTTGAGCATAGCGGCGCAACGATGGATCAAGACCTGTTCGAGCGCAAATTCTTGCCGGCGATCAAGGCCATCGACGAGCTGGACCCGTTGGCAATGATGCAATACGCCGTCGAGACGCTGGTATCGTTTAACGGCGAGCCAGAGCTGGAGGGCGTGTTCGGATCGACCGACTTCCTTGGACGCATTGGCAACTGCGCCTATGTGATTGATTGGAAATTTGGGGACGGCGTTTATGTGGAAGCGGAAGAGAACCCGCAACTGCTGTTCTACGCCGCCGCCGCCATGCGCACGCCCAAGGTTGAATGGGTGTTTGAGGGCGTCACGCATATCATGATGGTGATCGTGCAACCGCGCTTCGGGGTCTCGACGTGGGAGACATCGCCCAAGCGGGTAAAACTGTTCGAACGCGACCTGATCGCCGCCGTAAAGAAGGCCAAGCGCCCTGACGCAGAGTTCTGTCGGGGCGACTGGTGCAAGTGGTGTGCGGCCAAGCCTGTGTGCCCGCTAATGACCGGCGCAGCCGACCGCGCTATGAAGGCAAAGATTGACGCGCTGGATAAGGCGCAGATCGCAGAATACCTCGAGGACGCCGCGTATCTCGAGGAATGGGTAAAGTCACTGCAAGAGCTTGCAGAGACGGTCATCCGCAACGGTGGTTCGGTTAACGGCTGGAAACTGGTCGAGAAGCGCGCCACAAAGAAATGGGTTGATGAGACAACAGCGGAAGAATACCTGTCTCGTCATCTCGACGAATCAGAATACACGACTAAAAAGATCATCACGCCGACACAGGCCGAGAAACTGCTAAAGCAGCAGGGTGTCGAGCTGTCCGACGGGGTGATCGACAAGTCAAGCTCTGGTTTTATCTTGGCCAAGGAAAGCGACAAGCGCCCTTCGGTCGTGACTGCACAGCAACGGCTGGCGACAGCCCTCTCAAAAATGTAAAGGACACTACACAATGACTTCTCTCACTGTATTCTCTGACGCTAAACTGCCAACCGCTTCGACCATCCAGGGCCTGCGCTCTTTGCAGACCAATTCGGTATCGTCCGGCACGACTATCCTCAAGATGGACAAAACGGGCTATTGGGTGTTCGGCGCTGACAGCACCGACATCGACCCTGAGACCATCTGGGCAATCAACCCAAGCGAGTTCTTGCACGGCTACATCGCATGGGGCGAGGGCGTGGTGCTGGGCGAGAAGATGGTATCGGTATCGCAACCGCTGCCAGAGCTTGAGCCTGCCCCGTCGGGCGCACGCAAAGGCTGGGAGACGCAGCTCGGTATGAGCTTGCAGGCTACCAATGGCGAAGACGAAGGCCTGGCGGTGCGCTACACCGCGACCTCGGTCGGCGGGCGCAATGCGATCCAGAAGATTGCCAATGCCATCGCCGACCAGCTCGAAGCCGACCCGTCAAAGCCTGTCGCGCTGGTCAAGCTGTCTAAGGAAACTTACCAGCACAAACAATACGGTAAAATCTTCACCCCGGTGATGACTGTTACGGGTTGGGCCAGCATGGACGGCACGACCGACGCGCCAGAGATCGAGGCAGCGCCAGAAGCGGCGCCAGAGCCAGCAGCACCGGCACGCCGCCGTCGCCGCGACTAACCAACACAGGGGCGGTTAACGCCGCCCCTGACCATCAACAGTAAAGGACACGACATGACCGACATTCTCAAACGATTGCGCGAGACGCGCACGGGCAAAACAACCAGCCCCGATTGGCCATATGGTTTGTTACTAGACGCCGCCGACGAGATCGAAAATCTGCGCAGCGACGTAGACTTTTTCATGTTTTTATTGGGGCTGACAAATGATGATCCAACTGACGCCAACGATACCAATGGACACCCCAAAGGGACCAGCTAAGGCGCACTTTCTAATCGACTATGGCCAAGAACATCATCTGCTATGGGTCTGCTTCACAGACGCCACTGGCGAGTGCTGGACGTGGCCTAACCCAAAAGTAAAATTACAGGCAAATCTGTCAATGCAACAAAGGATTGATCATGAACATCCTCTACCTGGACTTCGAGACCCGCTCAAGGTGTGACCTTCTCAAAAAAGGCGTTTACAATTACGCGATGGACCCGAGCACCGACGTGCTGTGCATGTCCTACGCGTTCAACGACGAGGACGTTACGACGTGGGACGGGGCGGTGTTCCCACTGCGCGTAGCTAGACACAAGGGTATGATTTATGCGCATAATGCAGCGTTTGAACGGCTTATTTGTCAACATGTGTTGGGGTTGGATTTCGCGCTGGAGCAATTCTACTGCACTGCGGTGCAAGCGGCGGCTAACTGCGCCCCGCGTTCGCTCGAAGATATTGGA